CAGGTTGGGGTCGCCATCCCAGACGACGCCATTATTGAATACTCGCATCTGGCGAGAAAGCAGGAGCTTGCGAAGCGCATCCGTGTACTCACCGGTCAGGAACCACCGACACCGGAGCAGGCGGAAGTTATGGCGATGCAGCAGCAGATGGCTATGCAGCAGTTGCAGCTTGAGATTGCCAAGCTCGAAGCGGAAGTCCGTAAGTTGCAGTCCGACGCGGCGGTCAACATCGCCAAGGTACAGGATATGACTGACGTACAGCCGCAGCTGCGCCTCACCGAGCTGCAAAGTCAGATTGACACCAAGATGGAAGAACTCCAGTTGCGTCGTGATCTGGCGGATCTTACGAATCAGACGCGTCAGTCCCAGGCGGAGACTAATGCTGCAACACGAATCGCTGCAACGGCGATGCAGACCGCTGCTAAGAAGCAGTCTGCAAGGCCGGGGCCGGTAAACATCCCTAACTCGCCTAACAATCAATAGGAGATTGCAAAATGGCTAAGAAAGAAACCCCTGAAGAGCAGTTTGATACGGTATTTGACGTAATGCCCGGTGCAGAGCGCGATACTGAAGAAGTCGAAGCAGTAGATATGAACTTTGGGCTGGGCGAAGAGGAGCCAGAACCCGAAGAACCCGAAACCGAGGAGCAGGAGGAGCCGGTTGCGGAGGCTGAAACGCCTGAAGAAGAGCAGGAGGAAGAGGAGGTAGTTGCCGAAGAGACCGAAGAACCGGTCGCAGAGGCTGAATCTGAGCCAGAACCCGAGCCAGAACCCGAGAAAAAAGAGCACATGGTCCCTAAATCTCGGCTGGACGAGGTGTTGCAGAAGCAGAAAGCCCTGCAAAAGCAGTTGGAGGACATGAAAAAAGCGCAGGAACCCCCTGCAAACGCGCCTGATCCTTACGATTTTGACTCAAAAGAGCGCGAGTACATGAATTTGGTGCTCGATGGCAAGGAAGCAGACGCGGTCAAGCTCCGCCAAGAGATCCGAAACGCCGAAAAAGCGCAGCTTGAGTTCGATATGAACGAAAAAATGCAGCAGACCGTGCAGCACAACGCACAAGCTACAGCGTTACAAGCGGCTGCAAACGAGTTAGAGGCGCAGTTTCCGGTATTTGACCAGAATTCTGAGGCTTATAACGAGGGTTACACGCAGGAAGTCATCGGTTTGCGTGACGCGTTCATCATGCAGGGCTACGACGCGGTAGATGCGTTGACTAAAGCGGCAAATTTCGTCATTAAAACAAACGATTTGGCCGCTCCAGAGCCTACAAGTAGCACTTTGGATGCACGAACTGCGCCGAAACAGAAGCCTGTGGACGAAGTTGCAAAAAAGCGGGCTGAAGTGAGCAAAAAACTGAAGGCTGCAGAGTCACAGCCGCCCGAATTACCCGGTGAGAGTTCTGCCGCGCGGGGCGAAAGGGCCGTGGACGTATCCACCATGTCTGAGGACGAGTTTAACGCTCTGCCAGACGCCACAATCAAACGATTACGAGGGGATATTTTGTAATGGCTGAGAAAAAAGACTCCCGGCTCGCGAGGGCGGGTGTGTCTGGGTACAACAAACCCAAACGCACTCCGTCTCATCCCACTAAGTCACACATTGTTGTGGCTAAGTGTGGTGGCAAGGTCAAAACCATACGTTTTGGTCAGCAGGGGGTCAAAACCAACCAGACGGTTGGGCAGCGCAAGGCGTTTAAGTCGCGCCACGCTAAGAACATAGCCAAAGGTTGCCTTTCAGCGGCTTACTGGGCTGACAAGGTGAAGTGGTCGCCCAGTAAGACGAAGTCGTCATCAACCAAGTGGAAGAAAGGGAGTTAGTTATGCACGACGGAAAACCATGCAGCGCAAAGCGCGGCAAGAAGAAAGCCTCGACTAAGAAGAAAGCGAAGGCTAAAAAAACGGCAAAGTAGCGTTAGGTCTTGCGCTTAAATATTACCGGCGCTAATATATAGTTAAGATTCGTATGCCTAAACGATAGAAGGCCGTGTCGTACACGTTAAAACCGACCTCCGCCTGCACAGGCGTTAAACCTGCCGAGGTCGCGCCTCGCTAATAAGCGCTAGTTCGTCGCCTCACGATACGGGGAAACGGATTAGCCGCTCCATAAGTCGGCTATGAGTGGGCGTATGCCCGTCGTATTTATCGCAAAAGGAGGCCTATCATGGCTTTAACTAATTTTGCGGCGCTGACTACTGAACAGTTAACAGCATGGAGCCGCGATTTTTGGCGTGTTGCTCGCAACGCATCTTTCATTAACCAGTTCGCCGGTAGTGGCTCTAACGCCATGGTCCAGCGAGTCACTGAACTCACCAAGTCTGAGAAGGGCACCCGCGCTGTATTGACCTTGCTCGCCGACATGACCGGAGACGGTATCACTGGTGACAACACTCTGGAAGGTAATGAAGAAGCTCTCAGAAGCTACGACATTACTATTCAGCTTGATCAGCTGCGTTTCGCGAACCGAATCGCTGGCCGACTGGCTGACCAGAAGTCTGTCGTCAACTTCCGTGAGACCTCTCGCGACATGCTGGCGTATGCCATGGCTGACCGCATGGACCAGCTAGGGTTCTTGACGCTGTCTGGTGTTGCTTACACGCACAAGACGAATGGTGGTCTGCGCCCCACTTCAGCATCCGCTGGGCATGAGTTGGTAGACCTAGAGTACGCGTCTGATGTATCTGCGCCTACTGCTAATCGTCACCGCCGTATTTCAGGTAACGACATCGTTGCTGGAGATACCACGGCTGTAACGGCTACCGACAAGCTGGGCTATCGCCACATTGTAGAGTTGAAGGCTTACGCCAAAGACAACTACATCCGTGGTCTGCGAGGTCAGGGCAATCAGGAGCTGTTCCACCTGTTTGTCACTCCGCAGCAGATGGCTAACTTGAAGCTTGACGCTGACTTCCTCGCTAACGTTCGTAACGCTGGCGTTCGTGGTCCTAACAACGAGCTGTTCTCAGGCTCTGCTTCACTGATGGTTGATGGTGTGATGGTCCATGAGTTCCGCCACGTCTTCTCAACCGAAGGTGCGACGACCGGTACTTCCGGTAACGCTGGTGCCGCTGGCTATAAGTGGGGTGCTGACGCTGACGTAGTTGGTGCACGCGCGCTGTTCTGTGGTGCTCAAGCGCTCGCCATGGCTGACATCGGTCTCCCAGAGATCGTAGAAGATACTTTCGATTACGAGAACCAAGCTGGTATCTCAATCGGCAAGATCTTCGGCCTGCGTAAGCCTAAGTACAACAGCGACTACAACGGCTCTGTTGAAGACTTCGGAGTTATCTGTCTCGACACTGCTCAGTAAACCTGATCACCCCCTCTTCGGAGGGGGTTTTTCTTTAAGGATTAAGTGATGAAAGTGATTTCCGACAAAGATTTACGAGTGACGACGCTAGGTGGTACGGCGGTGTTACTCCAAGCCGGGGTTCCACGAGAACTCGGAGACGACATAGGCCTGAAGGCCATAACCATGGGTGCAAGACGTGCAGATGAGCCTTTAGTCACCCATGAAGTCGTGATCGATGAACCATTAATCACGAAGGATGAAGAGGAAGCATTAGTCGGAGTCATGAATGATCTGATCGATTCAGCTGACCCTGACAACTTTAAATCAGACGGCACTCCGAAAGCGGCTGTCGTAAATAAAGCAGCCGGTAGGACAGTCCCACCGGAAGAGCGCGAACAGGCTTGGGAACAAGCGCTTAATTCTTAACGAGGAAAGATAATGGCCGTTTCAGTAGCAAGTGTTATCGATAGAGTTCAAGTTACCTTGCAGGATACAACTGGTATCCGGTGGCCCGAAACGTCCGAGCTCATTCTTTGGGTGAACGACGCGCAGCGTGAAATAGCGCTGCTAAAGCCCGACGCATCTGCCACTAATGACACGATTACGCTTGTCACTGGAACAAAGCAGTCGATCCCAAGCGCGGGGAACCGGCTGTTGCGCGTGGTACGTAACATGTCTGCTGCGAGCGGGGGTACTGGAAAGCGTTCTATTGGGTTAGTTTCGCGCGAGATTCTTGATGCTCAGACACCTGATTGGCACGACCCGACTGTATCAGGCGATGCAGCACATGGATCTGTCGTCAAACACTACATGTACGACGAGCAAGACCCACGTAATTTTTATGTGTACCCCGGCGTAAGTGGGAGTGCTTATATAGAAATTGTCTATTCTGCTAATCCAACTACTGTCACCGCAAGCGACAATCTGTCTATCCCAGATATTTATGCCAATGCGGTTATGAACTACGTGCTGTATATGGCTTACATGAAGGACGCGGAATACGCAGGTAACAGCCAGCGTGCCGCGAATCATTTCCAGCTATTTACAGCGTCTGTAACAGGCAAAGCGCAGGTTGATCTCATCACAACGCCGAACGCCGAGTCACGTTCAAATCCTAATCTGACTGCCGGTGGGCAGATGATGGCTCAGTAAATGGCGATACTTTACGAATCGTTACTCCCCGAGGTCATCCCTATGGTGCCGGGGTGCCCCGATACGCTAATCGAAAGCAATATTCGAGCGGCGGTGATAGAGCTGTGTGAAAAGGCGGGGGTATATCAGGCTGAACTTGACCCAGTGACTACTGTAGCGGGGCTGTACGAGTACGACCTTGAACCCCCCGCGAACACGGTAGTAGAAAAGGTTCTGTGGGTAGTACACAAGGGCAAGGATCTAGAGCCGATATCTACTGGTCTCTTGGAGCAACGTAAACCCAGCTGGCGGGATGCGGATAAGCGCGGCGAGCCCGAGTATTTCGTGAAGCCCTCGCAGGCGCTGTTTTGGCTAGTGCCTGTCCCAGACGAAACCATTGTATCTAGCACTGTGCTCCGTGTGCAGCTGAAGCCAACGCATACTTCGACAGCATGCGAAAACGAGATCATGGACGACTACCGAGACACCATTATCAATGGAGCGCTGTTCCGTTTGCTTCGTCTGCCAAGCAAAGAGTGGACGGACTACGCGGGCGCGCAGGTGTACGGCAGTTTGTTCCAGCAAGGCATCAAAGATGCTGAAACAAAAGCGCGACATGGCGACATGCCTATCGCAAGGAAGGTCCGGTACGGAGGAGTTCACCGGTCCTATGGTCTTTCTAGGAAGAAGTATGGACGAGAAATCGCGTGACCCAGTTATTGCAGATATTCGCGAGCATTGGGGTTGGGTTAGGCCGGGGCTTGAAGAGATTCTTAATGAAGATCCCTTTATTGATGTCATCCCCGAAGACGTTTTTACGGCATGCAAAACAGAGTCTGCACATCTGTGGGTTACAGATGATGGGTTTGTGGTAACGACGGGGTTGACTGACCCTTACAGCGGTAAACGAACATTGCTGATTTGGTTCGCTTGGGCAAAAAAGAAAGGCATGAACATAGCGGCACAGTGCGTAGGGTTTTTTGAGCAAGTTGCTTACGACGCGGGTTTTAGTTCTATCGAAGTAAGAACCCGCCACGAGCAACTAGGTGAGTACATAGAACAGTCTGTTGGTTGGGAAAAAGAGACAGTTGTCTACAGAAGAGATTTGAGAAATGGGTAGTA